ACCGGTGGTATGACTGGTAGTCGTGCCGACATCCTCATTGCGGATGACGTGGAGGTTCCTGGGAACTCTGGGACACAATCCGCCCGTGATCACCTTGGGGAACTCGTAAAGGAGTTCGATGCGATCCTGAAGCCTGACGGTACGATCATCTACCTGGGCACACCACAGACCGAGATGACCCTTTACCGGGAACTTGAGGACCGTGGCTACGTGACCACGATCTGGCCTGCGCGGTATCCAAAGGACCGTAAGGACCTGGAGACCTACTGGCAACCGTACAAGAAGGACAAGCACGGAACTGTAACGGGTGATCGTTCACGACTCGACCCAACCATGCTTGAAGAGCTTGAAGCCGACCCTACGCTCTTCTGGAAGCCTACAGACCCTATCCGGTTCGACGAGGAAGACCTCAGAGAGCGGGAGCTGTCCTACGGCAAAGGCGGCTTCGCCTTGCAGTTCATGTTGAACCCCAACCTGAGCGACTTGGAGAAGTACCCACTGAAGCTGCGTGACTGGATCGTAGCGGCCCTGGAGATGGACAAAGCACCTACCACATGGCAATGGCTCCCTAACCCTCGTAATGAGGCCCAGGGGCTACCGTCAGTGGGACTTAAGGGTGACCGCTTCCATCGGTACGAGTCCAACGGGACCACAGTGTCTCAGTATGAAGGCAAGATCCTGGCGATTGACCCAAGTGGTCGAGGCAAGGATGAAACCGGCTATGCTGTCCTGTACCAGTTGAACGGCTACATCTTTCTGATGGAGTGGGGTGGTTTCCGTGGTGGCTATGAGGATACGACTCTCGAAGCCCTGGCGAAGATCGGCAAGAAGTGGAAGGTGAACGAGGTCATCATTGAAGGTAACTTCGGTGACGGCATGTACACCAAGCTCTTCAGCCCTGTGATGACCCGCACGCATCGTTGCACCATCACTGAGATCAAGTCCAAGGGTCAGAAGGAACCACGCATCATCGACACCCTGGAGCCTGTGCTGGCCTCGCACCGCCTGATCGTACATGAGGCTGTCATTGAGGACGACTACAGGACCGCTGTGACCCTGGACGGCACCGTTGACGTATCGGTCAGTGGCTTCCACCAGTTGACTCGCATCACCAAGGAACGTGGCTCACTGGGCCATGATGACCGACTTGATGCTTTGGCAATGGGTGTGGCCTACTTCACCGAGTCAATGGAGCGTGACTCCAACCTGGGAGAACAGGAGATGATCGCTGAGTTCCTTGAGTCGCACATTGAGGACCACCTCATGGGCCACGACAGACTGATGGAAATCACCGCTGATGGCGTTACGACCCGTTGGGAGGACGAGGATAGTGACTGGTCGGGTAACTACCTGAACTGAGCACGTTAGCAGCACGTTCGCCGAAGATTTAAAAACCCTCACAATAACAGGGAGGGGACGTAAGGTTATACTACTTTACAGACGTTACGTGTTCTCAGGAGTTAGAAGATCCCTTCAGTGATGATGGGTCCCTACTGGCTCCTTGAGGACCTCGTAACAGACCCTGACCGTTGACTGCATTGATGGGGTTTATTGCTGATAAGCAACCCCTCCCTTAAAGGAGATCTATGATGACCGTTCGTAAAGGCCTCGCCTCGACCGTAGCGGTTCTCGTAGCACTCGCCAAGCACAAGGCCACCTACCGGTTCCTTGCAGTGGTACTGGTTGCACTTGGGGTCTCCAATGGGGAAGCCATAGCAAACGGCATCATGACTGTGGCCTGCGCCTACCTGAGCTGCATCGGCTGAACAACGATACGCGCCTAAATCGGCCTGCTTACAGCATACCTCTTTAGGCCATATCCTCAAGGACTCTTTAAGACCACGGCCCTATACGGGTCCATCAGTGACTACAGGTCACCCTTAAAGAGTCCTTAAGAATATGACATAAAAATCTCTGACATCACCTCTCATAGGACACAGGTGGCTTTACCCCCCATAGGGCCCCTCATGAGCCACAGGGACACCTACGGTCCCCATCCAGTCATCCTAAAGGAATACCGAGAGGCGGTGCCCATTGGGTTCACCTCATGTCCTCTCTTGGTGCCCATTATGATGACGTTAGGGTGTGCTGTCAACCCTTATGTGATCCTTTATGTGATCCTGATGGTGACTTAATGAGGGCGTGAGGGCCTTAAAGCTAAGACTTTGCGTTAACCTCTAAGGCTGTCCTAATCTGTAAGTACTCTCTAAGCCCTCCTTAAGTGACCCTGGTGTGTTACCTGGGAGCGATGACCCTGGTGTGTTACCTGGGAGACCACAGGGAGACCCTAAGGAGATCATAGAGGCTATGGGGTCTCTATACGCGCACACGCGGTCACTATTCAGGTCGTTGTCTATCGTTGGTAATAACCCTCACAATAACAGCGACAGTGGGTCATCATGATTTAGGGTCACAAAGGTGTTGACAGCCCTAAAGAACCCTGTAGAATCCGTCACATCAAAGCGAAACACTACGGTGACTCGCCAAGATGCTCCAAGGCTTAGTAGTTACGGTCCGGCGATCCCAAGGGTGCCAAAGGGCTTAACGTGATGAAAACCGAAGAGATGAAACAAAGAGGTTGACAAGTGCTTCAAACGCTGTAAGATGGGCACCACAGTAACAACGCAACACACCGCTCTTTAACAACTTGGAATGGCCGGACAGGCACCCTAACAGGTGAAAGATTCCGGTAACGCTACGAAGGCAAGCTCTGAGCCTTCCTTTAGCACACTTTGAGGACCTGAACGGATGTCACGGGTAGGGTCAGCAAGGGCGCTAAGGGAACAACTTAGGAGTCCACACAATGGACGCAATGCTGGCGTTAGAACGCTACAAGGCTCATAGAGCATCATACAGGGCCTACGGTTGGGCCGGTGCGATGACTCTGCGACAGTACATGAAAGCAGGTCGTCACATGATCAGCCCTTGGCTTGGTCGCCCTGATGGCTGTGTTCGCAGCTCTTAATACCCTCACATAAGCAAGGTGACAACGATGAAAGGTTCTAAATTCCTCCTGGCTGCAATCGCCGCGACTCTGGTAGACGCCTACAAGAGGCAGATTGCCGAGTATCAAACGGTAATGCCTCTGGCTCTGGGCGTGGCTGATGATGCGCCTAAATCGTATAAGGCCCTCAAGGCTGAGGCTGCCCAGGGTCTCCTGCGGGTGTCCTCTGAGTTCTCCCAAACGGCCATCTACGGCCTGTCTGGTAACGTGACGTTCCGTGTGATGCACGACTATGGTCACCTGCTGTATGACGCTGAATTCACCCTTGAACAAGAGTGCTCGTTAGCACGGACCCAGTGGCTCGACTTGAGGCGCTGGATTGAACCTGAATGGCGTGAGATTTGCTCTGTGGTCTACTTCGCGGACACCGTGGAACAGAGCAAGCATGAAGATGCCACAGGGTCCTTCCCTGAGGATCAACGGGCCTTCGTCCTGGGCCACTTGAACGCATGGCTTGAGGGTCGCGAATAATGGCTCTCAAGACAACTGGTGAACTGCTGGACAATGTGACACTGACAAGGGCTGAGAAGAGCGCCCTAACAGCACTGCTCCGATGTGGGGCAACCCATGGCGTACTGAGCAGACTGGGGCTTGAAAACCTGATGGGAAGGCTGACCGAGTGCCATCGGATCATGTGGGAACAGGATGCACACCACAAGGACCCAGCGCCGAGCCTTGAGGACTACTTCGTCAGCAATGACTATGGCAATCGAATCACTTGAGGTCACCTAATGGGCGTCCTAATGCTCTGTCGCAACTGCAATCGGCTGGCTCAAGAGTCGGCCACACGGGTATGGATAGTAGACATCCTGGCCTGCCGCTGCATCATTCTGCCAATCGCTAAATCGTAAGGAGATCCACCATGTCCCAAGCTAAACGCACCGCTAAGACCATCAAGATCGCTGGTCGCAAGTACATTGTGGTCCACACCTCGGTTGCTCGCATCGACCACAAGAACGTGGCTCTTCAGTTGATCAAGCGCGCCGGGAAGAAACATTGGTTCACCCTGGAGAATGGTGACCTGAAGCGGCACCGTGACTTCTGGGCTGGACTTGAGGCCTACAGCACTCGCCAGGACGCTCTGGGTCTCAATCCCACTGAAGCGCTGCCCCTTGATGAACTTCAGGCACTGATTGGCCTTGAGGTTCCCCAGGAAGTATACGGACGGGGCGAGATGGTAGACAGTTCGGCGGCTGGTGCTGACATCTACGCTGAGCTGTCCCAAGCGTCCATCCATGAGGAACTCAAGACGGCCACCGTCGAGCTGAAGCCTGGAGATACAGACTTCCGGCAACGCAAGTACCCTGAGGAATACACTGCGGCTGCTGCGGAGGTGACCCATGCCGAAGCCTAACAAGTACACTGGGTCTGGCTCCAAGAAGCCTGAAGGGACCGTAGAGGGCTCTTACGTGATGCACAAGGGCCGCATGGTCCAGCAGTTCCGGGCAACCGGTGAATCCATCAAGCGCGGTATCAACGCCTATAAGGCCTACAAGAAAGGATCGTCGAAAATGTTGAAAGCTCTCGGTTATGTGGCACTGGTGTGCCTGTGTGTCTGTTTCGTACTGGCCCTGGCCGGTTGCCAAGTCAACGTGGTTAACGTGATCCACAGCGACATCGGCTTGGACACTTCCAGCCAGACCGTGAACGAAGGGGGCCGCCTGTGAGTATTCTCAATCCTCCAGAAGGCATCTCCCTGGTGATCCAACGCAAGCTACGGGGAGCTGACTGCAAGGCATCCGCCATCACCCAGGCCGAAGCCGGTCGTGTTTGGCTTGACTGTTCTAACCTGCGCCACAAAGGCTACACGCTGGCTCAGAAGGACATCTGCCTCGTAGATTTGCAGGAGATGGCAAAGCGCTTCCCTGACTACGACTATCGGGTCATGAGCACGGTGACCTACGAGCCACCACGTAAAGCGGCCCTCAAGGGCTTCTAAAGAGCGTCAAGTCGTGGCCCTTGTGATGCACAGGGGTCACCGCTGGAATCTCTACCACACCAACGTAAGGAGCC